GCCATCACCTCGGTGGCCGTCAGTTCTTTCGACGTGCCATCGTTCACGTCCTGGGTGTACGCCGCGCTCGACTCGGCCATGATCTGCCGGTGCATGGCCATGGCGCCCGACAGCATCGTGTAGTCCACGGTATGGCGCTCGGACTGCGGCACCCACGACAGGCCCTCGGGGATCACGCCCATGTGGAACAGGTCGATCTTCTCCATCCGCTCCATGTCGCCATCGGCAACGTTTCGGAATAGCCAGAGCATCTGCTCGAAAACGGAGTCCGTGAATTTGCAGCGCAGCCGGTTCTGGAGATGGCAGACCGCGTACAGCAGGTAGCCAAGGGACCGTACCGAGTGCCAGCGGAACGGCGGGACCACGCAGCCGTCGGCGAACTGCGTGTGCATCAGGTGGTAGATGTCAGAGCCGTAGCTGCGATCACCGGCGTCGTAGAGGAACTCGTTGGCCGTGTTCACGGCCCAGGCGCCCGAGTTGTACTGGTCAACGACAATGCGCCGGCGCCAGGTCGGGTTGTCGCCGGTGGTGTCCAGGAAGTAGAAATCGTAGCACCGCACGACAGGGACCGCATCGGATCCCCAGTATCCGGTGTTCTCCTTGAAGTCCTCTTCGACCTTCTCAGGGAAGTACTGCTGGTTCCACGTGTTGGTCTGCATCGTGGTGGCCTCGATGTTGGCCATGTAGGCCAGCAGTTCGTTCACCATGCGCATGTTCCAACCGGAGTCCACCTCCCCACCCCGGGTCATGCGGATCAGGTCTGCGGCCGTGAACGACGTGTAGATGGCGAAGTGCGTGAGGTTCTCCATCGACGTGTACGTGTTCGACGGAACCAGCACGTCTTCGGTGCCGCGAGCCGACGGACACCAGTCGCGATCACGCAACCAGGTCACCGGCCCGATGCCGTGCAGCACGGTGGCGGCGAATTGAGCCTCCAAGACACTCACATAGCGGGACGACTTCTTCATCGCCCGATTGATGTTCTTGGTGATGATGTTTCCCCACTGAGTGCGTTTGTCGCGGGGGCCGTAATCGAGCGAGACCGCAAAGTAGTTCTGCGGCTTCAGGAACGCATTGGTGAACTGCTGGCGGGCGGCATGGATGATCCGGGTGCCCTCCAGGAAGTTGACGTTGGTCTGGATCTTGTTGTCGCGCGCCTCCTCCTCCGTGAATGGAGGGTTGCCGTTAAACACGGCGTTTATTCGGGCGCGGTTCCGAGCGCGGGGCTGCTCGGCCTGCAACATGGCAGATACGACGTTCCAGACCTTGCTGGCATCCTTGAAGCTCATACGGTTCCTAGACTGATTTGCTCTCGCGGGAAATCCAGCAGGAATCGGGCATACCAGAACTGTCAAGGTGTTTGATTGGCACCCAGACCTTGAGCTTTAGGTAGCAGCCGCATACATCGCAGGTGCCTGCATTGCCCTCCCCGTAAAGGATCATGGACATGTCGTTACGCACCTGCTCCTGCTCGATGATCGCCTCGGCGACGGTCTTTTCGATGCTAGCAGCCTGCGTTGGCTTGTTGTGAACGCATCTCAGGCACACGTCGATGCGGTCCTGGGCGACCGTGCGATCGACCGGCTTGCCGCCCTCTCCCAGCCATTCGGCCAGGATACGGGCTCCGCTGGCGGTTCGCTTAACCCTTTCGACCGCACGTGCGACAACCTGAGATAGGCTGCTGTTCATAGGAGGCTGCTGTAGCTGGCGGGGCCTGATTCTGTCCAAGACGGGTTCTAGTGTAGTTCTCCAGGTCGGCCATGGCCTTCGCCAGCGTTGATCCGCCGGCAAGAGCAGCATTGGCTGCCCGATGACTGTGAATAAGTTCCGCCGCACCGGTGAAGCTGTAGTTCAGCGGATTGGGAAGGCTCCAGTTAGTCTCTGGCTGGTAATACTGCCAGCCGCCGGGAGGGAAAATGTCGCGGTTAAAATGGAGGCTCATCGTCGAGGTCGAGTTGGGTAACGGTTTTTCGTGCAGGCGCAGATTGCTGCGGCCGAGCAGCCGCATCCTTGCCTCCGAGGAATTGAAACGATTCCACCATGATTCGGGTAGCCGTTTTCTTCGTGCCGTCTTTGGCCTCCCATTCCTCCCTGGTCAGGCGCCCTTGAACGAAGAGCGGTGAACCTTTCTTCACGTATTGGGCGATCGTCTCGGCCGTCCGTCCAAAACATTTGCAGTCGGCGAAGTAAACCTCTTCACGTTCCTCACCGGTGTCGGTCTTCCATTTGCGGTTGACCGCCATTGCAAAATGGCAGGCAGCGGTTCCCTTTGGCAGGCGTTTAAGTTCCGGATCCCGGGTGAGGTTTCCGATCAGGGTGACTTGATTGAATGAGGCCATGTTATGAGTAGGTCAGCTGATGTTCGCGTTCCAGTGACTGACGTTTTTCGGCCATACGTGTCAGCCACCTTGGTGTCGATCGCTTGACAATACCAACACTGTTGCCGGCCGCAATACGAAAACCAACTCGGCGCGCCATCTCGATCGCCACGACGAACGAGTCCCACAAGTCCGGAGACCGCCCCATGCGTTCCTTCGTTTTCTTCTTGGGTTCCACGTCGATCTGGCCGGTACGCGAGATGCCCCACTCGCGCATGGCGCCTTCTTCGGCGACCTCACGCGGGAGCTTCCGCAGCTGCTTTGACTCAACGAGCAACCGGGATGCGTACCAGAGTGCTGTCACCATCTTGCCGTAGGTCTCGCGCTCGGTCTTGTCGTCTCCGTCGCGCACCGGACGGTCGAGCGGTTTGCCGCCGAACTCAATGGGCACCACGGTCGGGGACCACAGGCGAGCAAACGCCGACATCAGCGTGCCACGTCCAGTCGAGTCGAACCCGACGTTTTCCGCCGGAATACCACGCTGCTGGGCATAGAGCCGCACGTACTCAGCGATCTGCTCCTCAGCCTGCTGGGCCTTGGCAGCCGTCACCGGGATGATCACCGGCTGCTCGGCGAACGCGATGCGCACGTTGCCTTCCGAGTCGGGCCCGTAGATCAGGTCGGTCATCACGCAGCGGTCACCGCCAACACCTGAGTAGGCCGCGTCGATGCCCAGCACGCGGGTCTGCTTGTCGGCGCCCATCCATCGAATGTCGTCGAACGCCTGGTTCTGCTCGCACAGCGACATGGTGACCACCCGGCGGGTGCCACCGTCCCGAGGCATGAGCCCCAGGTTCATCATCGAAAACTGCAACGAGTCGCGCCCGTAGTAATCGAGGTCCGCCTGGATCTGCTCCGGGGTGATGATGCCTCGGTACGGATTGATACCTTTCGGGAACTTCCCGTTCGGAGTGTCGTACCCGCACAGCTGCACCGCCACGCCTCCGCCGGCGCGCGTTTTCCAGGTGCGGGTCTTCTCCAGGTATTCCAGGCCTTCCCAGCCGCCAATGCTGGAATGCGGCTCGCAGACGATCCCGAGAGCGTCGTTGCGGTCCTTGGGGTTACCCATCGCGATCAGCTGGAAATCCGGGTTCTTACGGAGGTTGGCGACCGAGTCCAGGAATCCACGCCCCATCAGCGACGCTTCGTCCGCGATCAACACGACACGGTCGTTCTTGAGGCCGACGTAGTTGGACAGGCCGACGAACGTTCCTCCGACTTTGCAGGCGACACCGATGATGCCATCACGGAAGTCTTGCGCCTCGGCTTCTTCATCGCTGCTGGTCAAGATAAACCGGCTCTCGATCACGCGGCCTGGCAGCCACGGCCGGCGCTCCTTGGCGCGGTTGTGCAACTCCTTGATCGCACCCCAGATGCGCAGCTGGAGACCCTCGCGCGTCGTCGAGGACATGATGATCGAGGTGTTCTGAGGCCAGATGTAGAACTTGCAGAGGCCGTACCCGCCCGAGGTGTAGGTCTTGCCGGACGAGCCAGGACCCATGACGCCAATCTCCTTGTTCTCCGAGAACGTCTGGATCAAGAGGTTCGACCAGTCGTGCCAATCGAAGTGCGGCCAGAGCGCAGTCATAGCAGCCTTCATGTGGTAGAACGGCCCGTGTCCGTACTTCACGTTCTTGTAGGTGAAGTATCCGCCTCGCTTGACCATTTCCGCCTCGATCAGGAATCGGTCCTTGGTTTTCCAAGGGATTGCGAGGTAGTCGGACTCGTCATTCATCTTGCGCCATCATGGCTTCCACCGTTCAATCAGGGCAAGTGTCATGGCAGTCGTCGAAAAAGATCGCATTGTTGACGGCTTCCTCACCACCGAGGGTGGCGTGGATTCAGGTTTCGCGCCCTCGTTGATCGGCGCTAACCAGCTGGCCTGGGCGGTGAATACAACCGTGCGCGCGGGATTCCCAAAAGCCCGACCTGGGATTTGGGTAAAAAGCCTCAATCTGCCCGTTGATACGGACCCTCCCGCCAACGGAGTCTACTACAACGAAGCGGTGGCCGACGCCTTCCGCGACGGGTTTTTTCAAGGCTGTGGGGCTTACGTCAATGATAACGGAGACCCTTACCTCTTCGCTTCGATTGGCGGGAAAATCTTCCAGATCGATATCAACAGCGGGTTTCAGGTCACCGATCGGACTCCGGTTGGTGGCCCGATTCCGATTGTCAGCCGTGGCCGTGTTTCCAATGTTGCGACCTACGTTTGCAGCGCTCCGCACGGGATTTCTCCTGGCATGGTTGTGCGGCTTCCTCGCCCTGTTGGCGCGCTCTACCCAGAAGGATTTTTCGGCGACTTTGTCGTCCAAACGGTGCCGTCACCGACAACCTTTACGG